CTCGCTGCGGGAGAAATTGTAATGGTTACACCGGCAGAACGTGACTTTCTCGTATCAACGGATTCGGCGGTCGTTGTCGACGACGCGGAGAAAACGAAAGACACGCCCGCACCGAAGCCGAAGAAGACCACGAGGGCAGCAAAAAAATGAAGCTGCTTATCTGTATACCGACGCTCGATTATATGCCATATCAATTCGTTGAGTCATTGACGCAGCTGGTAAAGCAGCTGGGCGACGAGGGGATTGATTACGACGTCTGCTTCAAATCTGGAACATTGGTCTATGTGGCGCGGGATCTACTCGCAAACAAGGCCATTGAAGAAGGCTATACCGCTACGCTATGGATAGATGCGGACATGGTGTTCAGAGAGGATATACTCGATGACCTCATGTTTTGCGAAAAGCCGTATGTGTGCGGCGTATTCCACACAAGGCGCCCACCGCACTGCTCATGCATCTTTACTTCGTTGGATCCAATTCAGCGGATCGAAGACGCAGCTTACTCAGAGCAGGCGAACGGGGCGGCCTTCAGGATCGCCGGCAGCGGGTTCGGATGCGTATACATCGAGACTAAAGTATTAAAGGCGGTGAAGGATAAATTCGGTACGTGCTTCTTACCGATGGCCGACCTCGGTGAGGATTTGGCGTTCTGCAAGCGCGTAACGGAATGCGGCTTCGAAATGTACTGCGAGCCGACCGCCGTTGTGGGCCATGTTGGCCACGCGGTGATCTATCCGCAGGACGAACACAAATGGATTTCTGTAAATACGGGGTTTCGAAATGCTTGATTTAGTAAAAGTGGCACTGCGCGTTACTTCCACGGCGTACGATACGGAACTTAATCAGTTGATCGCGGCGGCCCTGGCCGATCTCGGTATAACAGATATAGTTGCTGATAAAACAGAAGTCTCCTCCACTGATCCATTGATCAAACAAGCAGTTATTACATATTGTGCAATGAGATTCGGACAGCGGGATGACTACGACCGACTGAAGGCCGCATATGATGAGCAGAAAGCACAGATGGCCATGAGTTCACGCTATACGCGGTGGAGGAATACGTGATGGATAACGCAGGCCTGTTGACGGTTTATGCGCTGACCGATACAGCCGAAAAAGGGTATATGCCGGCGGAAAAGCTTGTGGAAGTCTGCAAATGCTTCTACTCCGACCGCATTATCGGGTACGGCCGCGCCTATGCGGCTCTCGGCGCCGATCAGCGCATAGACAGGCTTGTCAGGTGTCACAACACGGCGCTCCCGGAAACCGGCAAGTATGCCATTCTGGAAGATGGCAAGCAGTACCGCATAACCCTTAAGCAACAGATCGGCGACGATGTAGACTTAACGCTCGAAAGACTGGAGACGAATTACGATGTCCTTACAGCAAGCGGAAACGCCAACGACGATATCGAACCTTCAGGCGAAACTGAAGAAACTGTTTGAGCCATTTGCAAACGGGCTTACGTGCGCGGTGACACATTACCGGCGCGTTTCAACGTATCCGTTCTGCGTATGGATGGAGGATGGTGAGAATAACTCTTTCCATTCCGACAATCACAAACAGGAACAGAAGATCGCCGGCTATGTGGATTACTTCACCAAGACAGAGTTCGATACAAACGTCGATGTGATTCAGGACATTCTGAACGCGGAGCCGGTAGCGTGGAGCCTGCGAACCGTCGATTACGAGGATCAAACAAACCTAATCCATTTTCGCTGGTGGTGGGAGGTCGTATAAATGGCCCGCATTCATGTTTCAGACGAACTGGAACTTAAACTGTCGAGGATGTACACACACACGGACGATATCTGCAAAAAGGCAATCTATGAAGGTGCGAAGGTTATGGCCGACGCCATGAAAGCAGAGATTGACGCCTTGCCGGTTGATGACAGCAAGCACGAATGGGACAAGATGCGAAGCGGCATCCGTACTATTCAGAAAATCGGCCTGCAAAAATCGTTTGGTGTGGCTCCATTCCGCGAAAGCAATGGTGTGTGGGATACGCATCTTGGCTTTGAAGGATACAACGAAATGGTGTCCAATTATTACACCGGACAGGCGAACTCAATGATCGCACGCTCGGTTAATGCCGGTACATCGTTTCTGAGGGCAAACCCATTTATCGACCGTACGAGCCGGAACTTCGGCATGAAAGCCCGCGAGCGAATGGAAGAAGTAATAAAAGAAGAACTTGCAAAGGAGACCTAATATGTCCGCAGCAGGAAAAGTTTTAACAGGTTTTTCTCTGCCCTACGTTGCTAAGTACGGAGCCACCGGCGGCACCGTATCGTATACGTCCGGGCAGAAGCTCGCGCGCGGTGTTGATGTTTCCATCAGCCCGGAATCGAGCGAGGATAATGTTTTTTATGCCGACAATATCGAAGCGGAAAACGCTAACGGCACGCTGACCGGCGGCACGCTTACCCTGACCGTTGACGGGCTTCTGACGGCGGCTGAGAAACTGATCATGGGGCTCGGTAATGCGGTCGATAGTTGGACGGTATACGATGACGATCAGACTGTCCCGGACGTTGGCGTTGGTTTTATCGCGCGTTATATGTCCGGCGGCGTGACCTACTATACGCCTATCGTTCTGCCGCGTGTACAGTTTCAGCAGCTTGAACTTTCGGCGGCAACGCAGGAAGCGGAAATTGACTGGCAGACGCAGAGCCTGACCGCCACGATCAAGCGCGCAGAGGATAGCAAACATAGTTGGAAGTATATCGGAACCGACCAGAGTACCGAAAGCGCTGCCGAAGCTATGATCAAGACAAAGCTCGGCATTGGCGGGACAACGTAACAAGGGGGCGGCAAAAAGTGAAAATCAACGATAGAGAAGTATGCTTTGCCTATACCACCGGCGCGCACTGTGATTTCTCGGACTGGGTTGTCACGCATCAGGACAGTTCAGCGGCGCACGCGCAGATTGTAAAGGCGTGCATCATGCACCGTGCCTTCTTGGAGATGACCGGCGATACAACAACTAAGGCATTAACCGAGAAGGAAGTGCGGAACCTTCCCGTGTATGAGTTCAAAGCCATGCTTGAAGAAATCAAGGTGGCGGAGACACGGGACAGCGAAAGAACCGTAGAAGTCGCGGAGAGCGGCGGAAAAAAAGGAAAGGCCGCCACTCAATAGAATTAAATAGAAGTTGGTTCATCTATTTCGGATTGCATCAATTTCATATGACGGCGCAGGCGGTCATGTCCACACCATTCGGGTTATACATGGATATGATCGCCTGTCTCGCTATCGATGAGGGCGGCGCGAAACAAAAGACCAAGAAAAAGAACTACACGTTTGACGAAGCACTTGCATTAAATTAAGGGGCAGGCAATGGCGGCTGATGTAGGCATTAAGATACAACTTGAAGGCGAGCGGGAGTATAAGCAGAGCCTGAAAGAGATCATTTCCCAGCAAAAGGAATGGTCAAGCGAAATAAGGGCGGTCGATTCTGCGCTCGATTCTGAAGTCAGTGCGCAGGAAAAAGCCCGTAAGAAGGCCGATTTGCTGACGAAATCTATCGACTCGCAGCAGAAGAAGATCGGTCTGATGAAAGACCAACTGGAAAAGGTCGAAGACGTATACGGCAAGGACAGCGAACAGGCGAAAAAACTGCGCACGCAGATAAATCAAGCCACAACGGCGCTGAACAAAATGAAATCGCAGGCGAAGGCGAACGCCGAGAAGATGAAAGACCTCGGCAAGAGCATGAAAGAAGCCGGCGAGAAGATGCAGAAGGTCGGCGCAGCTGCATCGAAATACATCTCCGCGCCTATCACAGCGGCGGCTGCCATGTCGGTGAAGTCTTTCCTCGACATGGACAAGGCGCTTGATACTGTGACCACAAAGACAGGCGCGACCGGGCAGGCCCTTCAGGACATGAAGGATATCGCGACCGATATTGCAACCACGATCCCGGCATCGTTCGAGGATGCTGCGGAGGCGGTCGGCGAAGTCAATACCAAGTTCGGGCTTACCGGCGAAGCATTGGAAAGCCTGTCGACCGATTTCGTGAAGTTCAGCGCCATTACCGGGCAGGATGTTACAAGCGCAGTCGATGGCGTACAGAAGGCGATGGCTGCGTTCAATATGGACGCGAATGACGCTCCGAAGATGCTTGACGCTATCGCGGCGGCGGGTCAGAAAACAGGCATATCGGTCGATAAACTGGAGCAGAGCCTTGTCAAGAACGCGGCTTCCCTGTCGCAGATGGGTCTAAATGCCACGGATGCGGTTGAGTTCTTGGGACAGCTCGAAATGTCCGGCGCGAACGCCGATACGGTCATGAGCGGTTTGCAGAAAGCGCTGACGAACGCGGTGGCGAATGGCAAGACCCTGCCCGAAGCGCTTGCGGACTTTCAAACCGTGATGAACAGCACTGCAAGCGAGCAGGACAAGCTGACTGAAGCCTGTAAGCTGTTCGGTAAGAAAGCCGGGCCTGCTATTTATGAAGCGTGCAAGCGCGGCGAACTGGATTTCAACACGTTGTCCGGGGCGGCTGAAGATGCTGCGGGGACGGTTGATCAGACATTTGACAACCTGAAAGAACAGGAAGGCGCTTTTGAACTTGCGTCCAACCGTTTCAAGTCGGCAACAGCTACATTCGGCGGCGCTATCGCTGAAGCTATCGCGCCGGCGGTTGATACGCTTTCCGGGTATATTCAGACGGCGGGTGAGAAGTTTGCGGAACTCGACCCGGAAAAACAGGCGATTGTAGTAAAGGCGGGCGCGTTTGCTGCCGGTATCTGGCCTATAACAATGGCGCTCGGCAAGATCACATCTGCCGCCGGGGACGCGATTATAAAACTTGGCGACCTTGGGTTAAAGGCGGCGGACGTTATTGCAACGGGCGGGCCGGTCGGTCTTGCCATTGGCGCTCTTATCGGTTTGAGCGCCGCCATGATCGTGGCGAGGGATAAAGCACTTGCGTCAAATGAAACGTTGCAGGAAGTGCTGACGCTAACGGGTGATGCGACAACAGCGCTTACGGATGCGACAACGGCGCTTAATGACAGTATAGCAAACGCCGAGAAAGATTTTGACGATATCAACACCAAAGCGCAGACCGCTGACCAGTTGATTACGCGCCTTGAAGAACTGGAAGGGCAGAGCAACAAGACAACAACCGAGTTCAACGAGATGAAAACCATCGTCAATGAACTCAACACGATGTATCCGGGGCTTAATGCGTCCATTGATGACAACACAGGCGCGTTGAATAAAGGCACCGGCGAGATGCGCAAATATGTCGAACAAGCCCGCAAGATGGCGCTTATTGAGGCATATACAAAGGCATCCGAAGAGGTAACGCTCGAACTTGCAAAGGCTACCGTAGAACTTACACGCGCACGGAACGCAGAGGCGGCAGCGACTGAAGACCTTGCACAGCTTCAGGCAAATCTTGATGAGGCATGGGAAAACGCGCCCATGAATTACGTCAAGATGCAGAAGGAAGCAGACGGCGCTGTTGAAGCCGCGTCAACCGCACTTAAAACCGCAGAAGCGGGCATGATCGACTACACAACTGCGGTTAGTGATGCGCAGGCGGCAGTTGATGAGGCAACAACAAAACTCGACCTTTATTCGCAGGCGCAGGACGAATTAACCGCAGAACTCGGGCTTGGTGAAGATGCCGCGGAAAGCGCCGGGGATGCGATGGGCGAACTTGCAGACGCTACGGGCGAAGCGGCAGACGAAACCGAAACCGCTGTCGATGAAATGCAGAAAGCCTATCAGCAACTGTATGATGCGGCATATTCCACCATCAGCGGCGGGATCGGATTGTTTGACGAGTTCACGCAGGAAATGGAAGCGTCAACGCCGCAGATGATCGCCAACCTCAACACGCAGGAAAAGGCGTTCACGGATTACTCACAGAACCTCGACACCGTGCTTGCGTGGGCGGCTACTCAGACCGATGAGAACGCCGCGGCGCTTGTCAATGCCCTGATTGACATGGGTATGGATGGCGCGGACGAGATGGCGGCACTCGCGCAGGCTATCGGGGACAAGTCAACAGACGTTGATACAATCCTGTCCACGTTCGGAAACATTGAAGGCAACAAGGCGAGCATCGCGGGCAAGGTTGCGGACTTCCGTTCGGGTATCGCGGGTGAGTTTGAAGGCGTATCCGATGACATTGACGAGGAATCGGGCGAAGCGGCAACAGCGGCAGAAGAATTTGGTACTGATGTGGCATCGGCGGCAGGAACGAGCAA